CACTCAGAAAAATATACCTTCTGACCTCTATGATAATTCACATCAAAATACTCATAGATGTCTTCTATATTTTCTAATACTATTTCAGTTAGCTCATTAATCTTTGCCTGATCTGTATATTTAGAAGGCCACGTCTTCTTCTTCATCTACTTCATCTTCCGTATAAGAACCACCATTAGCCAATTCGTAAGCAGTTGGACCTTCCAACAGTTTAGCGTAAGCACCTTTCATTAGGACATTGATATAGTCTCCGCTATCTAGACCTTCTCCATGTCTTGCGATAATAGGTACTAACTTTCTATTTCCGTTCTCTGCTCCATCCTGAGCAATTTCTTCGTCAGATTTTTGCTTGTAAATTGTAAAATTAGAACACAACCACATGATTCTATCAGAACCACTAGCAGCATCAGTTGATTCTTTGTTGATACCGTCCCTATTTAATTGGATAAAAGATAAAATAGGTACTTCGTATCGTAATGCGAAGTTATGAAGTGCAGTCATCATGAATCCCAACAATTGAAATTCTTTTAGATCACTCTTAGCAAGCTCAGAAGCTTCCATAAGTTTAACATAGTCATATACAATAACACAGTCTTTCGCTTTGCCATGATCGTTCAATCCAACGACCTTGGCTAACCATCTTCTCATGATAGAAAGCTGATCTTCAAATGGCTTTCCACCAATATTCTTATGATAGAATGGGATATTCTTTTTGTTCTTTGCAAGTTCCATCAATGAATTTTTTCTGAAATCATTGTTTGCAAATTGTCCAGTCTCAATATCATTGATAGTTGATTTACCATTAGTACCATATGAAAGCATAGAGCCTCCACGGTTCTGTTGGTCTTTCTTGGTCATTTCGGTATCGAGATAGAGAACAGGAATGTTTCGGTTAGCAATATCTGCACCCATGTTTAGGCCAATCAAACTTTTACCAACCTTGGTTCTTGCTCCGATAACATTCACAGTCCCCTTTCTCAATCCCCCGCCGATTGCAAAATCGTACTTTGTAAAGCCGGTTGCAATCCCGATTTGATCCACTTGATTCTCTGCTTTATCTTCCAAATACTCATCCAAATCCCCGAATAGAAGTTCTGGTGCATCATCATGGTCATTAAGTAGAGAAGTGAAATCAAAAATTGATTCTTCAGCGATCCCAAGAATATGAGACACTGACTCATCCCCCTTTAGCTGGGTATACTTTTCTTTTGTTTCATCAAGTTGATCTACCATCATTCTTGCTATTTGAAGTTTTCTGGTTTTTGCAGCAAACTTTCTCACATTCTCAAACAATACTGGGAACTTCATCACAGCATTTAGATGTGAGATTTCATTCTTATTATTAAAGAAATCGCTAAGACCTATCTCCTTTGCAGCAGATAGAATAGATGGAACGTCAATCTTTCTAGTATCATCTTCGTCTAAGAGTCTTTTAGCACAACTAAAGATGATTGCATTTGAATCGACAGTGAAAGTATTTGCATCTACAATATCAGCTACATCAAAGTAAGCTTCAGATCCATGACGACAAATACCAGCTAATACTGCTCTCTCAGCAGCGGGGTCAGATAAAATCATATTAATATCCAGCTTGACATGAACAAGAATTACATTTCCAACGATCAATATTGCCTACGAGCGTAGAAGAAACTTCATAGTCATCTCCACACACGCAACACTCAACATCAACTAAAGAAGATTGTCGTGAAGGCTTTTTAAAAGAAGTCCTTACTTCTCTTGCTTTCTCATCTTCTTGTGATGCCTTAGCCAATTCTACTCTCTCATTTGCGTCTAGATTAGCAGATCCTATCATTTCCTCAAATTTATTGACTCTATCTGAATCTATATCTATTGGTAATACTCTACACGCCCTACCTTTAGAGTTTGTGTATTTTTTAGATGATCTCTTATTACCTTTTGATTTTCTAGGCGTTTTTGAGTTCTTAGAATGTCCTCTACCTTTTCTTCTGTGACTTGTTCCTTCAGATCTAGTAGAGTGGATATGTACATTAACTTGTTCTTCTTGTTTTGGTTCTGGCTCATCACCGAGCAGTTCCATTAGATCTTCTTCACTTAACTTGTTTAAAAGTTTTGCTATAAGTTCCTTTTTGTTCATTTCATCACCTTTGCCCTTTGCAGATTAACAAAAAGATCACTTACGTTTTTAACAGATGTTGCTAGATACGTTAATCTTTCTGCTCTTTGTTCTGCATAATTTTTTAGACGTAATAAATCTTTTGCATGAGCATTTTCATTTACAGCTTGTGTAAATTGGCTATCCCAAGAGCCTCGATATTGAGCTTCTTTACCAGAGACTAATGACTTTAATTTACCAGCAGCCCATTTTGCCCTAGCAGATTCTCTATTATAACATCTTTGCAGATGAAAAGAAAAGCCACCAAGTAATATGGCAGCTTGAGCACAATCTTCAATGTCTAATGCTTCCATTTGTTCTCTGGACATAGACATGTATCTTTTACCTTCAGTCTGATTTGGATGATCTTCTGAGAATTTAGATATTCCTATTTTAATTTCATAATCATCCAATGCTGCGTCTAGCTTTTCCATTTGTCCTAACGCGATTGAATTATCTCTTTCCATTCCTCAACCTTTTTATTATAAGGTAGTTCAATATAAGTAATGTTATTTATCTCGCACCAATCCTTTTTATCAGCATCTTTTCTTCTTTGGTTCAGAAAATCTTGCGCGGAAGCATGGAACATAGAATTAAATTTATAATGTTGTTGTCCATGAACTTCCACGGCAAGTTTAATCTGATTGATATAGAAATCAAGATATTGAGTATTTATAGTTCTTGGCTTTATTGGAACTTCCTCTAGTATTTGCATAGTAGGAAACAGCTCATATAAAAGCTTTCTAGCTTCTACATGTAGATTTGATCGCTTCCTATTATCACTAGCAGAAACGATATCTCCTGTTAATTTCCAAGAAGATACATTACCATGCAAGTCTCTCACTCTCATGCCATTCCTACCATTTCAAATACTTGTTGCCTAAGATCATCATAGTAAGATGGATTTTCTTCAAGATATGTAGCAAAGTTTGACATGCCTTGAACCTTCTCACCATTAGGCAAGGTTAGCCAAGTCTTTCCTTCTACTAATCCATAATCCTTAGCCAATTCAGCTAATTCATATTCGTTCCAAATACCATGTCCATACTTAATTATACTCGTAACTTTTTGTCCCGGAGCACCAATGGCAGAGTTTTCTACAACCCAGTGAACTTTTTGCCCAATCTGAGTTTCTCCTTGCTTCAATGCTTCCTTGTGGGTAGCCCACAACTTCACATCTTGAGCATACTTCAACGCACTTCCTGATTTCTCTACCTTACTTTTACCCGCACCAAACTTTTGGATGTTAGCCATGAGGTGAGTAATACCAACAAGAGTAACACGATTGATTGGCAAAACATTTGCAAACCTCCTAGTAAACTTGCTAAGATAACGATTCATGGCAGCAACTTGAACATCTGTAATATCATTAACCAGTTCTGCTTCTGCTGCTAGAGCAGAGAAAGAATCAATAACGCACACAGCATGTGGCTCATTGTGAATGATATTATCAAAAATTCCTAAGTATTTTTCTCCAGATAGAATGTTTCCTTTTGTAGAACCTACAATCTTTAGACTTTCTGGATCAAATTCAAGACCTTTAATGCCTTCTAAGTCTCTTTTCTTTAATCTACCTTCTATATTGCCATAGTAGATCTTTCTCTTTTCATCATTTTCTAGCTTTACCTTTTGTGCATTTTTACAGAATTGTAAAGCATGAACTGTTTTACCTACCTTTTCAGGGCCGGTCATAATAAAAAGACAGCCTTCTGGCACACCACCACCCAATGCTATGTCAATCTTTGGACTAACAGAAATAATTGGAGGCGGATTTTCAACAATATAAGATGCTTCTAGTAAGACATCTCCAAACTCTTTTAATATATCTTTTTCACTCATTCTAAATCCCTAAGTTTTGATATGATTGATTTTTTCTTATTACTTGACTCGAAAGTTTTCTTGTCAGAAAAATCATACTCTACTTTTTTTGCTACTTCTCTAGCAATTTCCTGTTTCTTTTGATATTCTTCAATCACGTTCTTCAAAAAAGGACTTCTTAAAGAATAAGTTTTCCACATTCTTTTGTCATTTAATGCAGATATGATAACATGCTCACCGTATTCTTTGATAAGTTTATTAGCTAAGGTGATTTGGTATCTGTAGAATTTTAGCCATTCTTTTAATTCCCAAAACTTTAAGGGAAGCTCTTTACCTTCTGTTTTTGCTTTCTTTTCGCAAATCAATTCTGTAACATACTGAGCCGCATGTACCCACCCGTTTGGCGAATAACGAGATGGGTACTTGCTTTTTTGAGTTTGCTTTTTTGCCATTATCAATCCGAAATGGTATGAATATTTTTCTTATGGGCTTTAGTAATTTTTTTACCAACTCTTTTGCTTCTAGTAATATCGCTTCTAGAAGATTCTGCATCAGTCATAACGCTAATACCAGAATTGTTCTTTCCAGCAGTATTTTTAATAAACATAGTAGTTTCTGATCTATCTACTTCTTTTTGTTCTGCTACTGCTTCAGGCTCAGGTTCAGGTTCCTTAACATCAATATATTTTTCAATAGTGCTTTCAGCCCTAGAAAGCTCCTCTGAAATTTCTTTGATGCTCATGCCATCGCTATACATACCTTTAATAATAAATACTTCTTGATCTGTAACTTTTCCTTTAGCCATTATATTTCCCTTTCTGCATTATTAAGCCAAGCTAGGTTCTTCGTTTTTAAAAAATTGATATAGTAGGTGAAAATCTTTTCGTTAGTTGGTTCCATCCTCCATTCTGGTCTACCTGCGTGACGCATCTGAACATTCTTCCTTCCTTCGGTATACATGCCGATTGGATTGAATAGCTTTCCGTACTTTCCACGCTTTACAAAATAATTTGTTTTATGACCTTTTACTATCTTTACAGCATAGGCATCTGGGTCATTTAGAGGACTATCGCTTTCGTCTAAGTCCAGCATAGGATAACCCAGCTTGTTAAAAAAGTCATGTTCGCCATTAAACGTATAAACTTCTAC